CATGACCTCATGGGTCGCGATCGATGGGATATCGTGATGCGCGGCAAGAACGCGATCGACCTCTGCCCCGACTGCCTGGCTCGATGCCGAAGGACCAAGACCAATGAAAGCACTCTCCGTGCGGCGCCCGTGGGCGCCATTCATCGCGAAGGGGATTAAGCAGCTCGAGCTGCGCACCTGGATCACCGACTACCGCGGCCCGCTGCTCATCTGCAGCGGCACCAAGCTCTGGGTGAGCGATGGCCGCGAGCCGCTCGTCGACGACCAGGAGCTCGCTCTCGCCCTCGCCGCACCCGGCGGCATCGCCACGACCCTCGTGCAGCTCGTCGACATTCGACCGGTCAGGCCGAGCGATGCGCGGCGCGCCTGCATCAGGCCGAATCCTGGCGAATTTGCCTGGGTCCTGCGCGACCCACGGCCCATGGAGCCGGTGCCAATCGTCGGCCGATTGAAGCTTTTTGATGTCGATTGGCCTGCCCTTCTCGCGGCGCACCGCCGTACTATCGAGGCGGGCCAGTGAAGAGTGCTTCTCCACGACCCCAGGCGGTCGGAGTCGGTTTGGCGATTGGCTCCGGCCGCCACCTTTTACGCAACGATGCCGCGAGCGCGGCAGAAGGAGAAGCACGTCAGTGATCGAAGTGAAGACCGCCTGCAGCGGTAGCATGGCCTCGGCGCAGGCCAAAGCGTATCGGCTGCTCGCCATCATCGAGCGCGCGTGGGACGAACGCCTCGCGAGCTCATCCGCCCTCACCTGCTACCGCGCCGAACGAAAGATCGATATCGCCGAGCGGCTGCTTCGCGGCCTTCTCGATGCCCACCTTCGAGAGACCGCATGAAGACCAAGACCAAGACCCCCAAATGCTACGCCTGTGATGCCATCGCCACGGGCAAACGTCATCGCCCCGAGGGCGGCTCTTCGCGCTCTGCGTGCGAGCGGCACGCCGATCCGGAGACGCTGCCCGCCGTGCGTGAGCTGCGCCGTCACATGGCTCGGCTCGCGAGAAAGCGCGCCAAGCTCAATGCAGCCCAGGCCGCACTCAACGAGGAAGTCTATCAAGCGAGCGCCGGCAAGGCCCACAATCAGGGCTGCCGGCTCGGCGGGCTCTTCACCGGCATGGCCGCGGATGCGAGCGGGCGCGCCTGCTGGTGCGGTCAGAGCGAGCTCGAAGCTGCGAAGAGGGCATCATGAAGAACATGAACCCGACGTGGATTCAGTGGCTGCGCGCCTGCGCGAAGGGCGGCACGCAGGCCAATATTCCGAAGCACGCGCTCGCTGCACTCACGGGTCAGGATGCTCGTGCTCTCGCCGCGATCGCGGCATGCTGGCAGCTGCTCGCGTCCTGCGACGACGACGGTGAGCGCGCGGCGCTCGATGCCGTGCGAGCACTCTTGCCTGCGGTGCAGCCGTCGTGTCGCTATCTCGCGCGCGAGCTCATCGCGTGGGCGCTCGACTGGTCGCATCGCGACAAGTATTGGCCGCTCGTGCAGCCCTAGCCCGAGCGCTCGGAGTCCGCCTCGAAGGACACCTCGGTGTCTTCGTTCATCTCGCGCGCAGCTGCGTCGGTGACCTCGGCCACGTGCCGCAGCGCCTCCACGATGCCGGTCAGCTGCCGAGCTGCGCGCCGCTCGGCCATTCGCCAGCCGAGCTCATAGGCCTTCTCGATGGCTGCATCGGGCCGGATGGCTCCGACCACCACGCCCTCGGCGAGCTCCTCGAGCGTCTCCACCAGGTGCCGTGCGAGCTGCACCTCGATGCCATGCCGCGGGATCTGCATCAGTGGATCAGCGCCGCAGCCGCCTTGAGCTGCGCGCGTGCCTGCCGGTGTTTGCGTATGCTCGCCACGGCGATCGCGAGAGCGTCCGCGCCGTGCTCGCTGCAGCCGTGCAGGCCGAAGATGCGGCTCACGACCTCGATCATGCGTGCCTTCTTTGCATGGCCCCCGCCCTTGCCGAGCACGGCGACCTTCACGGTGCTCGGTGCGCTCCGGTAGAGCGGCAGAGCGTAGAAGCGCGCAGCCGCACGCACGATGCCGACCACCTCGTGGACGCGCCTGCTCGAGTAGTTCGTGCCCTCGCTGTCGTCGCGATGAATGGCCGCCTCGACGCCGGCCTGATCCTCGAAGCCGAGCAGCGCCGGCTTGTACTCGTCGATGGTGTCGAAGATCCGATCGGCGATGCGCTCGAGCCGGTGGTCGTCCGTGTCCTTCGGGCTCGTCTTGAACGTCTCGTGGTGCAGGCACCGGGACGAGCTCGCCGTGACCTCGAGCACGCCGAGGCCGAGGTTCGCGAAGCCGGGGTCGATGCCGAGCGCGATCATCCGAGCCACCACCAGACGCCGAACACGAGCCACACGAACGTGCTGCAGCTGAGCAGCCAGAAGTTCAGCATCATCACCGCGCGAAAGCCCTTGAGGCGGTACTGCCGGGCCTCGCGCAAGAGCAGCGGCGGTGAGATGCCATCGATCACCACGCACATCCGATCGGGCTCGGCCTTCTCGAGCGCGATGAACCCGCCCTCGCGATCGCTAACGACGCGCATCACCACTCCACTGCGGCAAGAGCGGCGGCATCTGCCCGCTCTCGTACGCTGCAGCCAGGCGCGGCGCGACGTACGCGCCGACGGTCTCTCCGCCCGGGAGCACGAGGTGCGCGAGGAACATGCTCTCGGCGCTCGCGATCCCCGCGGCGACGAATTCGAGCTGAGCCTTGATCACGAGCAGGAGCGCGCGCCAGCGCTCACGCTCGACCTGATCGGGGTCTCGATTCCTGTCGCCGCGCGCGAGCAGCGGGATGCGATATTGACGCTTCGCGAGCGTGAAGCCGACGAATCCGCTGCGCGACGGTTGATCGTAGCCGCTCAGGATCTGAGCTGCCCCGTGCTTGATCAGGAGCGCTTCGATCTCGCCGCGTGACTTGCTGACGGAAACGTCGGTGCCTTGGGCGTACCGACGTGCGTTCTTCACGCCGCGCCAAGCTCCGGCGGCTCACTGCGGCGCCGGCGCCGGCGTCCCGCGGGAGGCGGAGTCTCTTCCTCCTCCTCGTCGCTGCCGTTGCTCGTGCTGCCGAACATATTCGCCTGCGCCGGCACCCAGGCTTTGCCCGAGTCGACCTCGGTCGCGAGTTGTTTGATGCGATCGCGGCTCTGCTTGAGCTGCTCGTTCCACTCGCGATTGTGCGTCGCTTTCTTCGCGAGCAGCGCTTCGCGCTCGAGCTCTTCGGTCGCGAGCTTGTCCGAACGTTGCTTGATCTCCGCGTCCGAGAGATCGATTTGAATCATCCCCGTTCGGTCGTTCTCTTCCGCCATGCGTGCGCCTCCGTTGGCTGGTTGGAGTCCGCAGGGTACGGATCGCGATGTCCACACGCAACACGCTTTCAGCGCCGCGCGTCGCCATCACCGATATATGGATCGCATGGATGCATGGATCGGCTCCGGCGTGAGCTCGCGATCATGGATCGAACCTATATCGCGTTTCCTGCCGTGCAGCGCCTCGCAGGCGGGCTCGAGCTCGCGCATGGGGTGGTGACTCGTCCAGGCGGGCGCCGGTGCGCCTGCGAGGCGCTCAGTCGTAGTTCGTGGGCCCGAAGTCGAAGCCCCCCTGCTTCGCCTCCCGGAACCGGACGCACCAGGGTTCCCAGAGCACGCCCACCTTGCCGGTGCCAGAGTTGCGCCCCTTGCCGAGGATGAGCTCGGCCTCGCCACGCTCCTCGCCCTCGCTCTCGTCGTCGCGGTGAATGAATAACACCTTGTCCGCATCCTGCTCGAGCGCGCCGGATCCACGCAGGTCGCTCAGCGTCGGACGCGTGGTGCTGCCCTTCTGCCCGGGACGGCTCAGCTGCGAGAGCGCGAGCACCGTGCACTCGAATTCGCCCGCGAGCATCTTGAGGGCGCGGCTGATCCGCTCGAGCTCGTCGTTCCGGTTCCCGCTCGGATTGTCTGCGGCCATGAGCTGCACGTAGTCGACTACCACGAGCGCGAGCCTGCCATGCGGATCGGCGCCGCGAAGCGCGCTCGCATGTCGACGCACGCGCGACCGCAGGCGGCTCGGCGTGAGCAGGCTCGCATCATCGACGATCATCGGCAGATGGCTCAGCCTGTCGAGCGCGATCGTCACCTGGCCCCAATGTTCGTGCGAGAGCTCGCGTTTCTGCAGCTGCTTGAAGGGCACGCCACTCTCGGCCGAGAGCATGCGCTCTTGCAGCTCGCTGCGTTTCATCTCCATCGAGAAGAACAGCGCGTGCCGCGCCGTGTTCGCGACGCCGGCGGCGATGCCGAGAGCGAGCGCGGTCTTGCCCTGCCCTGGCCGCGCCGCCACGTACCAGAGTTCGCCTGGCAGGAGCCCGAGCGTGAGCTCGTCGAGCTCGCGCATGCCGGTGCTCGCGCCGCGGGGGGCGCGCGGCTTGTTCGGATCGAAGGCTGCGGCAGCCGCGATCATCATCTCGCGCATGGTGCTGCTCGTCTCGCGCGCCGTGCTGCTCGTGCTCGCGCTGAAGACCTCCGACTCGCACCGCTGCAGGAATGCCGGCACGTCGCCACGGGTCTCGACCGCCTGCGCGACGATCGCGAGCTCGCGCAGCGCCCCACCCATGCGGCGAAGCACGCCGAGCTCGTGGATGATCCGCGCGTGGTCGACGGCGTTGGCGACTGCCGGCGTCGCGTCGAGCAGCACTGCGAGGAAGGCCGTGCCGCCGATCATCTTCAGCTTGCCGCCGATGTTGAGCTCGTGGGCGAGCGTCACGACGTCAATCGACTCGCGCGCCTCATCGAGCGCCAGGATCGCCTCGTACACGGCGCGATGCTGGAATGCGAAGAAGTCGAGCGGCTCGAGGATGTCTCGCACCTCGTCGAGCAGCGCGGGCTTGAGCATCAGCGCCGACAGCACCGCCGCCTCGGCTCGCTCATCCTGCGGCGGGCCGTTGCTGGTGGGTTGCTTCGCGGCTGGTGCTCCGTTGCGCCTGGCAGGCGGATCGGCACTAGCCAAAGAGGCTCCGAACCTTCGAGTCGAAGTCGGGCGGCGGTTTAGCTACGACCGCGGGTGGCGCGTCAGCCTTGCGCAGATTCGTCTGATGGTGCGCCCATTGCGCATCGCGCCTGCGTGGCTTGAGACCGAGGCGCTTCGCCACCATGCGCAGCCGATTGCGGTAGGTCGCCTGCCAGTCGGAGCGTTGCTTGCCGACGCCGCGCCACCAGTCGATGAACTCCTCGCGCGTCGATGCTTCGAGCGGTGCCGTGAAGCCGAGCTTCTCGGCGAGCGCTCGAGTGGCGTCGTTCGGTGCGAGGTCGAGTGGACACGGGCGACTGCCTCGGGTCTTACCACCACTCGGCTTGCCCTTCGAAGCGTTCGCTTCGTCACCCTTGGGGGTGGGGGGGATCTTCGAAACGGTCTCGGTCTCGGTCTCGGTCTCGGTCTCGGTCTCGGTCTCGGGCAGATCTACGAATGCATCCAACTGCTCGAATTCACTGGATCCAGAAAACGCTCCTCCGACGCTCGTTCGACGCTCCTCCGACGCTCGTCCGTCTCTAGATCGACGCTCGTTCGTCTCTAGATCGACGCTCGTCCGACGCTCGCTGTGAGGTGGCTTCTTCCCGGCCCGGCGTATCTTCGCGTCTTCGGCTTTCTGTTCAATGTCTGCCTTGCTCTCGTTCCAGTCGAGGTAGTCATGAACATGGAAGTCGGTGCCGGCAGCATCGACGAGACGCTCCTCGAGCAATGCGGTGAGCGCTCGCTTGCGCCAGCGCTGCGGCGGCCCGTTGACGCGATGGATCATGTCGCGCGGCACGAGACCGTCGGTGAGGTGCTGCTTGCAATAGGCGATCATGCCCATCCACAGGTGCAGTGCTGCCGAGCCACCCTTCTCGACGGCTCTGACGACCTTCGGGTGGTCGAGCACCCGATCGTCGAACTTCATCCAGCTCACGGAGCAGGCCCCCGGCGTTAGGCGGTCGCGTTCTCCATCGTCGTAGCGGCAGCAGGCCGCTCGAAAGCCTTCGCATCGATAACGTCGAGCGCGAGGTTACGGATTGAGCGCCGCACGACTTCGGCCATCGACACGCCATCGCGCTCGCTCAGGCGCCGCAAAATCTCGCGTTCTCTGGTGTCGAGATGAATCGGAAATACTCGCTTTGCCACCTGGTTTCCCTTCCCTGGTCAACGTGGGCTTCGGTTGTGCACCCGAGGCAGCCAGGAGGGCTTTTGCAGCCAGGCCACGATTGGACGCTCGTGACCGACTTCGACCCGCAATCGTGCCTCTGATGGGAACCATACTGTTCCGGATCAGATCATGGAAGTGAAACTTCCGACGCGCATTTGCGCCGCGATTCCATCGACGTCATGCTGCAGGCCAGCTGCAGCGAGGCCGCGCCAAACCGGCTTCAAAGCAGCTGCGAAATAGGGTCTCGAAGGCGAGACCCGCGATGTGGGCACGTCTCGCACCGAGCGAACGTGCAGCGGTGATCCTGAGCCGATCCATGGATCACAATTCGTATCGGGTCACCCTCTCGGGACCTTGCCGCGTCCGCATCGAGTTCTGTACAGCTGGGCCATGGGTGGGCCCAGCCAGGAGAAGCACAACATGGCTGGACGAGGAGCGGTCTCGGCATTTGCCGAGCATTGCGAGTGGACTGGTGCATCTGCGGATGACCGGGAAAAATGGCTGATCGCGCGTCGCCAGGGCGTCGGCGGCAGCGATGCTGCGACGATCATGGGCGTCGATGACTTCTCGAGCGAGCTCGCGCTCTATGTCGAGAAGACGCACGAGGGCCCGCCCGATGAAGAGCAGAGCGAGGTGGCGGAATGGGGTAGGCTCTTCGAGCCGCTCATCCTGCGCGAATTCGCTCGCCGCAGCGGCCGCAAGGTCGTCCGCGGTGGAAAGCTCATGCGCAGCCTGCGAGCTGCGCACCACCTCATCACGCTCGATGGCGTGATTCTCACGCGTGGTGGGCCGAAGGCGCCGAGCTTTGCTCGCGGCCCGGGCGTCGCCGAGGTGAAGACCACCGGGTACGGCTACCGCTACGACGAGGATTTGCCGGTCGAGGTGCAGGTCCAAATCCAATGGGAGATGTTCGTCACCGGCGCGCAGTGGGCGACCTGCATCTGGCTGCCCTTCCCCGAGCGCCGCATGAAGTGGGTCGACGTTGCGCCGCATCCGGCCTTCCAGGAGGTGCTCGCGCGGCGTGTGGATAACTTCTGGACGAGGGTTCAGAAGCGCCAGCCCCCAGCCCCGGATGGCTCGGAGGCGAGCTTCCTCGCACTGCGAAAGCTCTACCCGAACGAGACCGGCGAGATCATCCGAGTCACCGGCGCAAAGGATGCGAGCGACGAGTACCAGCGCATCCAGGCAGCCATCAAGGTGCTCGAGCTCCGTAAGCAGCTCATCAAGAACACGCTCGCCGCGACCATCAAGGATGCGAAATACGCGCTTCTCGAAGACGGTCGTTATTGGGGGAGCGCGTTCTACGCCGCGCGCGAGAAGAAATGCCCGCACTGCGCAGAAGTCATCGAGCAGACCTCGAGCTATCGGACGTTCACGCTGCGCGATCCGCGGAAGAAGGCATGGCCGATGATGACGCCGGTTCGTTCCTTCCAGCTGAGCCCCGAGCACTCCGACATGCCCGAGCTCGCCGGCGCGCTCGAAGAATCGCTCGGTGGCATCCGAGCCGCAGCCGAGCCCGAGGAAGCCGCCTAATCAGAAAGGGAAGTCCCACGTGAGCCAGGTTCCCAAACCGCGCGGCAAAAGCCGCCAGGACTATCAGACGCCGCGGAACTTCCTCGCTGCCTGCGAGGAGCGCTTCGGCTCGCTCACGTGGGACGTCGCTGCCGATGGCAATAATAGCGTCGTGCCCGGGAAGTTCTTCTCGCGCGCTGGGCTCGATGCCTTCACCGCTGATTGGCGGATCTTCACGCGCCAAGACTTGCTCTGGGCGAACGTCGAATTTGCCGGCATCGGCCACGCGTGGGCGCCACTCATCGACCGGTGGACGCGCGAGCTGCCCTGGTTGCGAATTCTGCTGCTCACGCCGGCCGCGCTCGGGAGCGAGTGGTACCGCAAGCACGTCGAAGACCGCGCGATGGTGCTGCCGCTCAATCCGCGCCTGACCTTCGTCGGTGAGAAAGAGCCCTACCCGAAGGACCTCATGCTCAGCTGCTTTGGCTTCGGCGTGACGGGCGTCAAGCAGTGGCGCTGGGAACCGCTCGCCGCCGATAAGCGCGCGGAGAGAAAGCGCGCTCGCGCGGCGCTAAAGGCGGCATGAGCTGCTCGCGGCTCATCTGCTTCGAGCGCGGGCCGCACCAGCACCCAGCGTGCGAAGCGTGCGGCGCCGTCGCGTTCGGCAATATCGGCTGCATCGCGTGCCTGCGCATGCTGAAACGCCTGCGGCGTGGCAACGGTGCGTTCCTGCGCGTGCTCATCAAGATTCGGCAACGATATCCACAGCTGTGAGGAACCTGGGGGATTATTTCACTCTATTTCGTCTCACTATGAATCGGTGAGGTGTCGGTTGCGACAGCCAGCCGCCACACGCCGATGATACGCTGCATCTGACCGAGACCAATGATCGCCCGGATAATCCGGCGAGAAAGAAGGCATTTCCATGGCATCAGCACGCAGAAACCAACCCGCCGCGCGACCCGCGGCTCGACACGCGCCGGCGCCGGCTGCGAACCGCAGCAGCGCGCTCGCGCGCTCCGTCGATGCGCTGGTCGACGAAGACGAAGACGACGGCGTGTCCGTCGTGAAGGTCGAGCCTGACGTGCTCGCGGCCGTCACGAAGAGCGAGGTCGAGATGCAGCTCGCTGCGGCGCATCGCTATCCGCGAAGCATCCAGCGCTTTCTGGACGACTCGACCACGCTCGCGACGCTCAACAAGCAGACCGCGCAGAGCTGCATGTTCTCACTGCCGCGATCCGAATGGAATCCGCAGACGCGCCAGCGCGAGCAGAAGATCATCACGGGGGCGAGCGTGCGCCTCGCCGAGATCTGCGCGAGTGAATGGCGGAACATGCATACCGGTGCCCGCATCATCGACGTCGGCGCGCGCGAGGTCACGGCGCAGGCCGGTGCGTGGGACCTCGAGAAGAACCACCGTCTCAGCATCGAGGTCAAGCGCAACATCGTCACGAACAAGGGCGAGCGCTTCGGCGATGACATGATCCGCACGACCAGCATGGCAGCGATCTCGATCGCGTGGCGCAACGCCATCTTCCGCGTCATCCCGCGCGCTCTCGTCGATCAGATCTACTATGCCGCTGTCGACTTCGCGACGGGCGCTGCCGATAACACCTTCGAGGTCGAGCGCGACAAGGTGCTCGGCTGGTTCATCACGAAGAACAAGGTGCCAGCCGACCGCGTCTTCCTCCGCCTCGGAGTCGCCGACGCGAAGAGCATGACGCCCGAGCATCTGGCAGTGCTCATCGGCTTCGGTTCGAGCATCAAAGCGAAGGAGACGACCTTCGACGAATGCTTCCCGCCGCCGGCGCCGGTGCAGGCCGTGCCTGCGCAGAGCAAGGGCGCTGCGCTCGATGCGATGGTCGATGCTGCCAAGCAGCAGGCCGCTGCCAGCACGGGGCCGACGGCGAAGGTCGGTGGCTCGACGACGGATATCACGGCCGAGATGGTCCACCGCGAGCTCGCCGCGGCAGATCCGCCGATGTGGGAACCCACCGAGCGGATCGAAGTCATCCGCGCATGGTCGCCTGCCGAGCAGCGGATCGCCTATGACTGGGCGGTCGCGAATAACGACCCCTCCATCGAAGACGGCCAGCTGCCGCCGCGTCCCGAATATACGATGCTGCAGGGTGGCGGGTGAATCATGCCGGACGAGATCAGCCGCGCGCTCTTGCGCGATCGTGACACCGACCTGCCGATCACCGTGCACGTGCTGCAGCATGGCCTGACGCGCTGCGCTCTGCGCGGCATTCCTGGCACCTGGCCCGAAGGGCATCGCTGGGTGTCCTTCGAGGCAGTCGAGCTGCAGCACACGATCAACTGCCCGGGCTGCCTGGCGAAGGAATGGATCTTCACCTTCGGCCCGGGCCATGTCTACCCGGGCACCGAAGAGTCGCTAGCGAATGCCTTCGTGCGCATCGCTGGCAGCTACTACGAGGCGCGCGGGCTCATGTTCAGCGTGTTCGGCCCCAAGTGGGCGCATCAGTACGCGACCGAGGAGGAAGCCGGCGTCGAGCGCTTCGGGCTCACCGAGCTCGATGTCGACTTCTCCGATGCAATTCATCCCATGGCGCGCGAGAGGGTCGAGCATCTCGTGCCGATGGAGCTGCACGATGAGTATTGCTCGGATATCACCGTGCAGACCTGCTTCAACCTCGTGCTCGCCAACGGTGGGACGCGCGAGGATGCGCTCATCGATATCGCCAAGATCGGCGCCGATCAGCGCCGGAGCTTGACCGCGGCGTATGATCAGGCGCGCGCCGATGCGCGGTCGCTCTACTCGACTGCCGACTTCGTCGAGCTCGCCCAGGCCGTGCTCGCCTGGCGGCTTCAAGGGCACATCTCGAGCTGGAAGACGCCAGCCTCGGTCGCTCTCGCCCGCTTCGCAGATGAGCTGCATGCGCGCCACCCCGAGCTCGTTACCGATGAGGTGAAGGCGCTCTCGCAGCGGAAGACGGGCGAGTGAAAACTGGGCCAGGGCGGGTCTCTCGGTGCATGCCTGCGGCATGAACCGCTGCGAGTCCTGCCCCCGCCTGACGACTGGTCGCTTCTGTGTTGCCTGCCGCGTCCGCAAATGCCGCGGCACCACCATCGATGGCAGCTGCCCGCTCTGCGGCGTGAGCGATCGGCGCATGCTCCGCCGGCATCGCTTCACCGATGGCACTCGGGTCATCTGCGCGAATCATGCAGCTGTCGCCGGCCGTCGCTCGCTCGACTGGCGCGCGTTCCTGGCGGAGCTCGGTGACGCCCAGCACATTCTGCCGGAGCTGGCCAAAAAAACGGCCTAAGCTCGCGTTTTCATTCAGGCTGCACGTTTTTTCCTCAATAATCGGCCGCGGGTGTCGTTCATCCCGTGTGAGATGAAGACCGAGATCACGATGGCAGCCTGCGCCGCGCTAGCGCTGCTCGCCTGCAGCCCCGAGCCGGTGACGAGCGTCGTGCTGACGCCGACGACCCCCGAACTCGCCGAGGTGCTGCGGCTGGCAGACGAGCGCTGGGAAGCCGCCGGCGTTTCACGTGATCGCATCATCATCGGCGAAAGCGGCGCGCCGGTGCGTTTCGTCCCCGAGCGCGCACCCATCTCAGAGACGCGCACCACCTATCGCGCCAGCGACTTCATGGGCGTGCGTTGGATGGAGCTTTCCTCGCTGGACGTCGACAACGCGACGCACGAGCTCGGGCACGCGCTCGGCATCGGTGGCTTCATCTCGCATCCGTTCGATGAGGCGGACTGCGAAGGATCGGATCGCCCGCTCATGTGCCGCATCGGTGGCAGCCACATCAGCGAGCCCGATCTCGAGGTGGCCTGCAGCGTTGGTGACTGCGCTCACTTCGACCCCGAGATCTGATAGAGTCGAGCGAACGCCTTCGAGGCGATGGTTCGAGCCCCCCGTTCCGCGCGGTCAATTGGTCTTGGTCCCGGTGCCGGAGGGTTCGAGCCGTCTCCTCGGAGGCGTTCTCGTTTCACGTGGAGTCCGGTACGCTCGGCGGATGACCGAGACCAACCGAGCCGCACGCGAGCGGCAGCAGCGCGTCGAGCTCCGTCGGCTCAAGGCAGCGCTCTCCACCATCCACGACAGGCTGCATGCCGGCGACGTCGATGGCGCCCACGAGCAGTGCGAGTGCGCTCTCGCCGGCGAGACCATCAGCCAGCCCAACATCAGCGCCGCGGACGCTGCTCAGGGCATGGACTTCGCAGCCGCGTTCAACGCGCTCATCGAGCGCCATCATTTGCGAGCGTGCTGCATTGCGCTCGTGCCGAGCAAGACCGTCCGCAACGCCGTCAGTCTGCAGCTCTGCGGTGAGGTGCAGGCTTGCAAGATCATCGAGACCGCGCTGCGCGGCGGCAACCACTCGCTCTACATGGGCGATCACGCCGAGGAAGTTGTTTCACGTGGCACATGAGAACGCGCTCGTGCGATGGCAGGCGCCCATCGTGCTCGGTGAATGCGACGACTTCTTCTGCGGTGAGCGAGGTCTCGTCCGCCTGCTTTACGTCGACCATGATGGCATTCTGCTCGACGAGGTCGCTGGGCAAGTCTGCGCGTTCGGCTGCCGTGAGCTCGAGCCCGACTTCGGAGAGGTCGGGTACAAAGGCGATATCGAGGAGCTTCGCGAGTACCCGTGCAACTGCATCGCGTGCTTGGAGGCAGCGGGCGAGGTGCCACGTGAAACATGAGCTCATCACTGCGCGCAATGTCTTCGTGCTCAATCGCCCGCTGACAGAGCTCGAGCGCGTCGCGCTGATGAACTTCGAGCGATTCCATTGGCGGTGGCTCGAGCTGAGGCAGGTCTGGCGTGCGCTGCGCCGGGCTCAGCTGCGCCTCGCGCTCTTCATCGCGTTCACGATCACTCTCATGGAGGCGGGGATGCTCGCGATCGTGCGATGAAGAAGCCGGCGGACGTGCTTCGCTCCTTCGTGTACCGCCGGCGCCTGCAGCTGCTGAGCGAGCAGCTCCGCGGGCGGCAGCCCGTGTTTCACGTGGAGCCCTATCTCGAGCGCGGCACGATCGCGTGGAGCCGAGACGAGCTGCCGAATGTGTTCGTGGCGCGAGATGTGTTCGCAGCGCTCAAGCAGAAGGGCGCCGTTTGATGATCGTGCACTGGTCTGCTTTCGACGACGGCGCATGGGCATGCGGTGGAGAATGGCCTGAGCCGTTGTCGCGGCGACCGCTAGTCTGCGGGTCAGACTACCCGCGCGTGAGCCCAAACCCGCGCGACGTGAATTGCAACGAGTGCCGGCGCTACATCGAGCAGCGTGTTCCACGCTGATGTTTCACGTGGAACATTTGGGAATGGATCCGGCGACTTGCGCCGGGAACTTGGCCCAGCCTGCAGCGATGTGCCGCGTAGCGTGCTAGGCTAGAGCCATGACCAAGACCAACTGGTATCACGTCGAGCTCGAGCCTGAAGAGGGCGGGGGCTATAGCGTGCACGTGCCTGCTCTTCCGGGCTGTCACACGCAGGGCGATACGATGGACGAAGCGCTCGCCAATGCGCGCGAAGCCATCGAGTTGCACATCGAAGGATTGAAGGAGATCGGTCACCCGGTGCCCGCTCCGGATGGCGATCTGCATCACATCGTGCGGGTCGCGTGAAGCTGCCGGTCGTTTCTGGTGCCGAAGCGATCCGAGTCTTCGAGCGGATCGGCTATGTGCGCTCGCGCCAGCGCAGCAGCCACGTGCGGCTGCATCACCCGCATCCGGCAGATGGGCAATCACCGGTGCTTTCGGTTCCGGATCATCGCGAGGTGAGGGCCGGCACCCTGCGCGGGCTGATCCGAGATGCCGGGCTGACGGTGGAGCGATTCATCGAGCTGCTGTAGACTCGGGGCCATGCCCAGCGTTCCCCCTGCCGGCACGTCGCCGGCGAGCGCGTACACCATCCTGAGCTATGCGCCTCCTGATCCGCCCCCGGCGATCCTGGCAGACAAGGTCGACCCGGCGACGGGTGAAGTCGACCTGCTGGAGAGTGCCGACCTCGCGGACGCCTTCGCCATCGAGGCGCTGCGCATCCAGCGGGGCACGGGCGCGGCCGCGCGTGACCTCGGCAACCGCTACCGCGAGATCAGCCACGTCGATGACGAGGGCATCGAGCAGATCGACAGCATGACCCGCGAGGCCTTCCAGGCAGCCGAGGAGGCCGGCGTGGCGCGCGTCGTGCGCATCTCGCGCGAAGCGGACGAGGGCGATCCGACCGAGCTCAATACCTTCATCGAGTACCGGAGCCTGCTCGACCCTCCGAATGCACCGACGCGACGTCTGGTCTTCCGCGGCTGAGACGATAGACTGAGCGCAAGGCGCGGCCGCACTCGAGAGAGAGCGGACCCTAGTGACGTCACCAGCCGAGCGCGAGTATCAAGTCTTCAGGCGGGGCGAGGTGCGCGAAGCCGTGCTGCGGGACTTCCGCAGCGGCCTGCGGCTGCTCACCGATCCCGCAACGGGCGTCACCTTCACCGAGGACAAGATCCGCCGCGCGACCGCGCGCGGCAGCCGCTACTACCGCGAGGCGGATGCCGATGACCTGGTGCTGCTCGGCGTGCAAAAGCGCGATGAGTTCTTCGCGCAGCAGGTCCGGATCGACCGTGCGGGCTCGAGCTTCCTCCGCGTCTACCACGCGCCGCTCTGGGGCGAGGAGTACCTGCCTGCCTTCGGCGGCGCAGGCAACGTGAGCGCCCACGGCACCGCCGGCACCATCTGGCAGGGCTCGACCACCATCCCCGATCCATTCGCCACGCAAGGCACCGATCCGGCAGGCAACCGCTACCAGGTCGTCACGTCGGGCACGGCAGATGCGAACGGCGATGCGCAGCTCACGCTCATCGCCATCGATGGGGGCGCGGCCACGAATATCGCCGTCGGCACGAAGATCCGCTGGGTGAACCCGCCTCCCGGCTCCGATCCCGAGGCGACGGTCGTGGACAATGACTTCTCGGGGGGCCTCGATGCCGAGACCGATGCTGACTTCGCATCGCGCCTGGCAGCGCGCGTGCGCCATAAGCCAGCCTCTGGCAACTGGGCGCACTACCGGGCCTTCGCGCGAGAGGCGAGCGTCAGCGTCGAGGATGCCTTCGTGTATCCATCGGCCTTTTACGCGGGCAGCGTGCTGGTCGCTATCACGCAGAAGCGCGGCGCGACGGAGGGGCCACTCGCACGCGTCGCGTCGCTCAGCGTCCTCACCGCGGTTACGGCTCGGCTCGTG